TGAAAAACAAGCTCAACAACTATGCATTTTTGCGTGGTAATTTGCATGTTAAGATTGTGATCAATGCTTCACCGTTTTACTATGGATTAACTCAGGTCTCATATCTGCCTCGGCAGAATGATAAACCTAGCACCATTGTTAACGATGCAGGTACAAGATATCTCATTCCTTATTCACAAAGGCCCCGATTGTTCCTCGACCCACAGAGTGGAGAGGCAGGAGAAATGATCCTACCTTTCATATTTAGTGGTAACATGATCAAAACTGCACAGCTCCAATCTTTCACGGATATGGGGCAGTTGCATTATATGATTTATGCCATGTTGAGAAGCGCAAATGGTGTACCAGCAGCAGGTATCTCGGTAGTCACGTACGCGTGGCTCACTGAAGTCGAGCTCTCCGGAGCTACTGTTGCATATGCTGCACAAAGCGAGATTTATGAAGCGCAAAGCGATGAATATGGGGAGGGGTGTATTTCACGCCCTGCCTCATACGTTGCTAAAGCTGCTTCGTATTTCGAACGCATACCAGTCATCGGTGTATTTGCTACCGCCACACGTATTGGAGCGTCTGCCGTTTCGGCAATTGCTTCGCTATTTGGGTTCACGAATGTACCAGTGATCGCGGACACTGTTCCGCAGAGACCCGAAGCTTTCCCAAAGCTAGCATCAAGTGAAATTGGTTTCCCGGTCGAGAAATTGACTTTAGATCCTAAGAATGAACTTAGTGTAGATCCCCGCATCGTGGGGATGGCTGACGGGAGCGACGATATGATGATTTGTTCGCTGACATCGCGTGAGTCGTATTTGACGACTTTGTTGTGGTCCACATCTGCAGCTACGGATGATTTGCTATTTTATAGTCGAGTTAACCCGAAGTTGTATGATAATGATGGAGCCACTGATGCGAAACTGTACATGACTCCCATGTGTTATGCTGCCAATTTATTTAACAACTGGCGTGGAGATATTATCTTCAAGTTCCGAGTTGTTGCCTCCCAATTCCACAAGGGTCGTTTGCGTATTAGCTACGATCCATCAGCATACACTGGGCAGGACTTGTCCTCAATCGTGGAATCCTCCAATATTGTTCAAACCGCCATTATTGATATTGGCGAGGTGAATGAAGTGGAGTTCCGCGTACCATACCAGCAGGGTTTTCAGTTTCTCTATAACAGGAATCTCCTTGGAGCAGCTAACAAAGGCTGGGCTGCTAACACGGCATTTGGTACGTATCCTCTGGATGGAAACTACGATAACGGTGTCATCACCGTCAGAGTTCTTAACATTTTGACTGCACCCGTTGCCTCATCGGATATTAATATCTTGGTGTCTGTACGAGGTGCGGAGAATTTGGAATTTGCCAACCCCACCACAGTTATTGCGGAGGGGGTTGTGATCAGTCCTTATGAACCCCAGTCAGAAATTTACTCTGAAAAGACCGAAGAACTTAGTATGACACTAGGCTCGGTGTGTGCTGATCCGGATAATCAGTACGCCATTTATTTCGGTGAAAATATCCGCTCATTTCGACAATTACTACGTCGATATGAATACCATAGCACTAAGGCTTTTAAAAAGGCTAATGTCGCTTATCCTGCTCTGCATTTGCAAGTTCTTGACTTTAATCCTATGCCAGTATCTCCTGGATACCTCAATATTGGCCCCGAAAGGGCCAATGCTATTGTTGGTGCTGGGGTTTTTGCATACAATTATTGTCATTACACTATGCTTTCATACCTTTCTAATGCATATCTTATGTATAGAGGCTCTATCAATTGGACATACAATATGATTGAGCAACAGGGCACACTCGCTTCGGAAATTAGAGTGTCTAAAAATAATCTCCACACCACGCCATATGCGTATGCTACTTCTACATATGATGCTTCTGCACAATCTGCAGTTAGCGCCAATATGATTAGTATTCAGAACGCTGGCACCACTGGTCAAGCAATTACCAATTGCAACACCAACACCGGAATGAACGTAGCTTGCCCTATGTTCTCAGGTCACAAGTACCATTACACGGTGCCTCG